CCTTTTTTATATATTCTTGCATAAGTATATGCAGGATATAATTTTAATCCTGTAACCTTTTCCATTTCTGGTTGGCATTTTAACATTAAAGTTTCCATAGCTATATTAGAATACTGACTATAAGTTTCTGGTATCTGTTCATCTTTACCTTCGTAGTGACCTATAATATTTTCAAAAGGTGAGATGTATCTAGCCTGTTTACAAGTATCATATACTTGTTTCTGCATCATAAAATAATTTGCAACAAAACTAGCTAGGTCTTTTGATATTGCTTTTCTAATAACTGTATATTTATTTTTTTTAAAACTCATTGTTTTTTATACCAAGCTGCTAGAGTATACCTATCTTTATTATTAATAGAGGATACTCCGTGGTAATAATAATTACCATCAAAAAAAATTATTCTTCCAGTTTTAGGGGCAATAGAAGTCCCATCTTTAAAATAAGTATGTCCTCCTTTAAAATCTGAATTTAAATATAATATACTACTTAATATTGTATCTGAACTGGTTTGATCAAAATGTAATTGTTTACCTGGGTGTGAAGCTGGCCATTTAACAATTTGAAACCAGTCTATAATTGATTGGTTTAAACTAAGAGAAAGATTATTTATTCTATTTAGTAATTTGTTACTAACATTTGTATCACGAGCTCGAGTGTACGTTCCATTAAATTCTTTAGGTAATGGTTTAGATTTATAATGATCTATTAAAATTTTACATTCTTTTTTATTTAAAAAATTATCTTCTATAAAAATTTTTTTAAACATCTTTTGCCATTTCTTTTGGCACAGCTTGTATGTTCCAATGTATAAATCTAAAAGGTTCTATTCCAAAATCCATTGAAAACTCATGTTCTAAATACCCTGGAAATATAATTAAAGTTCCGGGTTGGGGTTTAAAATGAATTAAATCATTTCCATTAAGAATTTCTTCTACATTAGTTTTCATTTTTAATTTTGTAGCTCTAGCTCCTGTTCGAGGTTCGTGAAACACTGGCATAGATGTTTTATCACTTGCTTTTAAAAAATAAAACCCTGACACATGTTGGTTAAAATGCACGTGTGCTGGATGATGGCCACCTCCTTTTCTAGAAAACTCTTGTACCCACATCTCGCTAAATATTGTTTTGTATTGTTGCATATCAAAACCTTGGTGATCTAAATATTCCCAAGACTTTTGACCAATATAATTTCTAAAATCTAAAAAATCATTATCTATTGTTAATGGTGTTGAATGATAGCTTGTACCAAAGTCACCATATTTTTTTATATGTTCCTTATTTTTTTTTCTAGCTTCTGCAATATATTTGTTAGAAGCTTTGTTTAAAGACTTTATAAATTCTGGTTTTTGTTCAAACCAAAGGGTTGTGTTAAAGTAATTATTTATATGCATATTATTTAAAAGGTCTTCCTAAATTCCATACCACAAGACTATATCTGGTGCCTGATGTTACTGGTTTAACTCTATGCCACACAAAACTAGGAAATACAATTATAGATCCTTTTGGTAATATCTCTTTACATTGTACTCTATGTTTTGATTCGTCTCTCATATGTGGATCATAGTTTCTAAAATCAAATTCTAATTCACCACCTTTGTATTGTGAACCATCTGTCAACTGACAGGTCATTGATAGTTTTCTAATCTTACCATTGTTAGGATCTCCTTCTTTTTTTTTATAAGGTTTATCCCAACTATCACAATGCCAATCATAATATTGGTTTAATTTATATTTTGTAAATTGACAAGATTCCGATCTTTCCCAATCAAAGTTCCAACCAGCCATTGCATTTGCTTTGTGAACATATGGTTGTATTTCTTTATAAATCCAAGCATCATTTAACCAAACTAAATCAGAGTTTCTTTTTCTTTTTAAATCTAATATTTCTTCTTTATTTAATTTTCTATCACCATATCCACCAGTAATAGCCATTTCTTCTTTTTGTGCATTAGCATAAGCTATTACATCATCACAAAACTTTGATGTAAGTGCACCACTAAAATACCAATAATAATTAGTTAAGTTCATAATTAAAATTTATTACCATCCTTGCGTCTTTATCTGTTTGTAATATAGCTCGATGTTTATTATTTGCATCAAACGTGACAATTGTATTTTTTATACATTTAATTTTTTTTGTTTTAAATTCTGTAAAACCATTGTTAGTGTTTACATAATATATAGCTGTTTTGTGTTTTAAGTTTTTAGTCCATTCATCACAATGCCACTTGCATTTCATGGGTCTTCTTAAACAAAGATTGGCTCTTATATTTAAGATATTTTTAGGTTTTAATTTATTTAAAATAGGTTCTATTAAATAAAAGTCATTAGAATTTATTTGATTATTATTAAAAAAAGAATGAAACATATAAGATTTATTTATTGTTGTTGTAGTATTTTTTGCATAATACCAAGGAAAAGACCCGTTTAAAAAATATTTTTCTATCTCATTTGATTTTTTTTTATCAATAAAATTTTTACATATATTCATAGGTAATGGTTTGTAAAAAATTTAAATTATCTTTATGATTATTGGTTAGGTAATACATGTTAGTTGATGGAAACATAATGAATTGATTATTTTTTAAAGGCATATCCAAAGATCTACCCTTACGTCTATTATCTTCATAATGTATTCTGACCATACAGTCTTTTACTTTAACACCATATAGTAGTGTATAGTCTGGTGAGTTTCTTAAATCTACTGGATCCACATTTATAAAAGGTTGTGACGTTTCTCCTGGTTTATAAATGTTACCCCACGTTTCTTTGTTAACTAAATTAATATCATATTTAAGACTAATAAAGTCTTTTATATAAGTACTTAATTTATCATAAGTTTTTGAAAAATGTAATCTATCATTTGTTAGACTAGAATGTAAAATGTAATGAGCTAATTCATTTCTATCTATCTCCCAATTTTTTGGCATTGCTATATCGCCGTAATATAGAGCCTGCTCTGTTAATACTTTCTTATACATACCTGCCATATATTTATATTATGTTTTTATATTTTTCAACTATATGTTTTGGAAGTTTTATATTAGGATAGTTAAAATTTTTTAATTTACCTGTATGTAGTGTATGCATTGGAGCTCCCATTATGTCATCATTATACGAAATGTTATTAATTGAAAATTGATCTTTAATATTAAAGTTATGTTTAAATTTAGGTATGTTTAAAAAATTGTATATATCTTTTAATATTTTTACAGGACTTTTTACAAGGTCTTCGTATTTTACAAAATGAACATTTTTTTTATCTTTTATAAAATTGTAAGCCATAAAAGACCAATCAACCAAATCTCCTTTTTTAGTTATCAATTCTATTTTTTCTTCTAATTCAGTTCTATGTAAAGAAGTTTTATCTAATTCATTGTATTGTTGATTTATATAAAAATTAGGGTGATTATTACATAATTGAATATAAGATTTAATTACGTCTATTGGGTTTCTTAATAAAAATATAATTTTAATATCTTGATCGAAGTATTTAAATAGAAGAGCATAGTTTGCAGGAGTAGCCCATTCACCTCTATCTATTATATATCTTTGAGGCCAATCTTTGTAATAATTATTAAATATATTTATTAATATATTATTATAATCTTTATCACTTTTAAAATTATTGTAAGTATTTTTAGATTTTATTAAATCTAAATTATATAAAACATCCGGAAGACTTGAATGTCCACTTGTGCCAATGTCTTTATTTTGATTTAAAATTTTAGATAATAATGTGTTACCTGATCTAGGAAATCCTGTAAGGAAACTTACTTTCTTCTGCATACCACCATCATTTTTAATTTATGCTTTAATGTCTGTCAAGTCCCAAGTTGTATTAACTTCATTCCAAACGTAACCCCATCTGTGAGTATTAGCTGTATTTTGTAATTCTTGTTCGGCTGTCAATGCTGGAGCATTACCTATTGGTGAATCCCAACCTGCAGTTGTTATATTTTTTACCCAAGATTCATATGGTTTTTTAGGCCAAAAAATATTGTTATCTTCGTCCCAAGTATAACCCGTGCTTGGATAATTTCCTCTAAATGCTTTTGAAAGATCGCCCTCAGTGCCATCTTGGTTTTTATATTTATTATTTTGTGTATTGTAAGATGTTTGAATCCACAAATGTGAAGGCCAATTATTGTGTTGTTCTAAATATGCTTGTCCAATTGATTCAGTTTCAACACCATCAGCATTAAGCATGTCTGAATTGTTAAGAGTTAAAACAGTAAGTACTTCGTTTGTTTCTGAAATTTTTGAAAAATTTGCCATAATTGTTTCCTATGCGTCTTGAAATTTATACCTTAATATTACCACACCTCCACCACCGTTTCCACCTCCTGATGCTCCACCTCCGGCTCCACCGCCACCTCCACCGCCAAGGGCTGTACCTGTTGCGTTATTTCCAGCTCCGTTTGGATCATTTCCTCCGGGTCCACCACCAGCTGATGCAGATCCACCTGTTCCACCACCATCTCCAGCTCCGCCACCACCGCCACCGGCTCTTGCGACTGGAGATCCGTTTATTGAAGAAGTTGCTCCACCACCACCTACTCCACCAGCGTTACCACCTGGTTGTGGGGCAACACCACCTGCTGCAAGTGCTCCTCCGCCTCCGCCTCCTGCATAACCAGGATTTCCTGAACCTATTCCTCCGGGACTTCCTTGAGGTGGACTAACTGGGGGTGTATTACCAGTTCCAACATTTGGAACTTCCCGGCTTTGCCAAGGTCCACCACCACCTGATCCTCCTGGTTGTCCAAAAATTTGTGGAGCACTTGGGGAACCTCCAAATCCACCTGCTGTAGATGTAATTCCTAAAGCAGATGAAGGATTTCCATTACCTGCATTACCTACACTACTAGGTGCTCCTGGTCCACCACCACCTACAACTATTGGATAACCTTGAGCTGTAACTACAATCGCTGCAGCTGGGGCTGCGCCTCTTGGCGAAACCGTATAACCACCTGATGCTGATCCCGGAGATTCTCTATAACCTCCAGCTCCTCCGGCTCCAGATCCACCACCAGGAAAATTTGATCCACCGCCACCGCCACCGCCAGCTAATACTAAATAATCTACTTTGTTTGATCCAGCTGAATTACCCGCACAAGTAACTGTAAAAGTTCCTGGGCCTGTAAATACATGAACTTTAAAATTTGTAGAAACTGTTGATACAGTTCCACCACACGCAGCAACAAATTTAGGGACACTTCCTCCAGCACCAAATCCTAAAACTTGATAACCAAAAGATCTACCTCTAGTTAATTTTTTTTTATTTGAACTCTTGCCTTCAACAGTAAGAGGTTGATTTAATTTGTCTCTCATATCTAAATTCCTTATGCGTCGTTAGCCGCGTCAGTAGTAAAGAATATTTTAATACCAAGAAGTCTTGCATCACCTGTAAAAGTATCTGAACCACTAGCTGCATTTCGTTGTACTTGGAAATAAGTTTGTGTGTCTACTGCTGCATTTTTGATTGTAAGTGCACTACTAACAGATGTAACTTGTTGGTCTTCAACTGTTCCATGACCCGCGTCTGTAATTGTTTGTTCAGTACCATAAGTAACATCAATAGTTGCATTATCAGCAACTGATACACCAAAAAGAGTCCATAAACAATTTCCTGTACTTGTATTACTTGGACTCCAAAAAACTTGATAAGTTATTGTGCCTTCATTCCACGATTTAGGAAAAGCTACTGAAAATTGTGCAGCTTCAGCCGTACCTGCATCAAAGTCTAATACTTTCATGTCAGGTCTACCTGCTGTTGTTTCTACTTGTTGTGCATCAGCACCATTAGTTGTAGATCCATACATCGCTGCTGCTGGAACCCACATAGTCTCCAAACCTGCAATTTTAACTGCAGCTGAACCTGATTTAAGTACACCTGTTCCTTTAGGATTTATATTAATACCAACATTAGTTTCACCTGTTGCTGAAATAACTGGTCCAGTAACTCCTGTACCTGCGTTAGCTATAGTAAGTTCATTAACTGCTGAACCTGTTGCAGTAAAATTAATTAATTCGTTTCCATTAGTATCTAAAATATTTGTTCCAATTTTAGGACTAGTTAAAGTTTTGTTTGTTAAAGTCTGTGTTCCTGTAAGAGTTACATCTCCTGCTGCTCCTACAGTCGCCTCATAAACTCCAGTGTTTGTTGCGACACCATCAAGATAAATAAGTTTATATCCTTTGTCATCTGTTGCAAAAGTAACAGTTGCACCTGAACCGGATACTGCTTTTATTTGTACTGTTTGTGTACCCGATGTACTGTTTTTAATAATGTAAAAATTTTCTGTAAGAAGAGGAAAAGTTACAACTCTGCTTCCTGATATTGATCCTGTTAATTCTATAACTCTTTGTTGAGCAGTTCCT